GTTACAACAACAGGGTCACCGTTAGCGTACTCTATTTGAAAATCCTTTGAACCTCCCGCAGGTATATCCGTTTTAGATGCTCCGTTTACTTGGTTAGAAGCAGGCGAAGCAGGGTCACAGACTAAAGGTGTTTGCGCTGGTAATATCTCAGGGCTTCCGTCTGTCTGAGTATGTGTTATATCAGGTAACTCTAATGTGTCTTGTGCTTCTAATGCTACAGAGTAAGTGTCATCAGAATTAGAAATAATAGAGTCTAATATTTGCCACTCGCCACCGTCAGAAACTCCTACCTGGTCTCCTGAGCCTTCTGCAAATACAATTATATTCTGGTCTGTTGTAGCACCTGGAATCAATAACACACCATTAACTGAGATATCTAAACTTGTAGACCCTCCAGAAGCAACCTGAATAACTAAACTTTCAGAAGTATCTATTAGCACTGTACCCGTTTGCACTGGTATAGCATCATTAGTTTGAACTACAATATTTTTAAATGATAAAGGAGAGCTAATAGAAACAGAGTTAAAAGTCTCTGTTATTATAGGACAATTAGCAGTTATTGAAACATCTTTACAAGTTTGAATGATGATAGGTAAATCAACTTGTAACTGTACACCTGTTACATTATCGTTTAATATCCTCTCATTCATCCCCTCATCTACTATGTAATCACCAAAGTTTACATGGTTAGTAGTTGTATAAGTTATTGAATCTGTCTCGTAAACGTCTCTTCTACTCTTTAATATTGATAAAACAAAATTAATGTAGTTTGACATTACATAGATATCATTGTCGTAGTGTTGTTGTATGCTCCAATTCTCGTAATCGTTAGAGTCTAAAAAGAATAGATTAAAGCTAGGTGTTTGTGTTACCGCAGCTGATGGGTCTAATGTTCCGGAAGTATTACTTATCTCTACTAACCAGATGTAAGGCCAAGAGCCATTACCATTGTTTATTCTTTTTATAAGCTCCCCGCTAACCATCTTAGGATTACCGAACAAAAACAAAGGGACGTCTATATCAAAGAAGTCTACATTAACCGGTGTATCACTTCCATCAGTTGCAGAAACGGTGATATAAGAGTTTATTTGAAAGTCATCTACTACATACTCCACACCATCAATTAAAACCTTTTTAAGCGGCCTTAAATAAAGCGTATTATTAGTATTCAACCTGTATTGATTAGAACCCAAAGAAACTACAGAGGATATATTAATCCTATGCGCTACACTTGATATTGTGTCTATAAATATTTCAATGGGTTTTAAAGCCATGTAGAGTAGTCTTTTCTTATTCCGTTATAATTATCGTAATCGTAGTCCTCTGGGTTGTCGCAGATATACCACTGAATATTTTTATAAGTCTTAATACCTAAATTGTAATTCTTGTATAGTTTAGTATGTGATAAAGCAACTAATTGAGAGTTACTAAAAGTATTACTAGTTGCACCAGTTAAAACAAACTCATGCTGGTTGTCTCTTGCGTACTCCCAAAAGATAAAATACTTTAACATCTCCTTAAATCCTTTGCTTATTCTTTGGTAATTATCACATGTACCATCATCATCAATGCAAAAGGCATTAAATATTGCTGTGAATTTTGGACTAATTGGTACTGAGTCCGGCAGTATATTTGGTGTAGTATCTAAGTCAGCAATAAATTCTGTATACATATCACAACCTAACAAAGCAGTTAAATAGTCTACTTCATACTCATCAATATAAGCCTGAATAGCCGGAGTGGTAAACTCATTTTTTCCTTGAGCCACTAATCCAATAAAATCGCTAGGTTGTAAAAAACTCATTATTTATCTTTCTTTGGTGCTGCCTTCTTTCTTGTATTTTTTACCTCTTCTATCCTTCCCTTTGCTAAAAGTTCATCATAGTTGTGTTGTTTAAACTCGTAAACCTCACCCTTTTTAAATTGGCCAAAACCTTCTAAAACTTTTCCTTTTTTCTTTCTCATAACTTAAAGTCTTTTACCACCAAAACCCCACTGCGCTAACAGTGAGGTATCGGTAGATTATGAATGAAAGATTATGGAGTCTCTAAAACTGCTTTATCTGTAGTGAAGTCTCCTGATACGAAAGCTGGCCTATCATTATTTTTAATGAAAGATACACCTCTCCACTCAGCAAGAATAGTTCTGAAGTTCTTGGTAAAGTCGTCAGAATCTAATCCTATTTGTATGTTTAAACCTTCTTTATTTAAAAGGTTAGCATATTCAAAGTGTCCTGTCATATAATCACCAGCAGTAACTAAAGTAGAAGATAGAATAACAATACCGTCTAATCTTACTGTGCCGTCATTATCAATGCTAATTCTGTTGTTGTATTCTACATATCTTCTGTCAGAAGTTGAAACTTTCAAAGATTTAATTGCATACAATGTAGAAGGGTGAACTAAATGATAGTTTGGCATTGGTTGATTAGCTTCTTCAATCTGTAAAGCTGCCGCACTCAATACGTCTACTTCATTTGCTGAGTCTACCGTACCAGCAGCAGAACCACCAGTAAATGCAGTTGATACTGTTCTATATCCGTTTAACTGAGGTGAAACACCAGTACCAGAATAAATTTGAGCTTCTACAGCTTTCATTACTTCTCTAGTTAATTCGTTTCTGATTTCAGTTTCAATCCAAGTGATATCACTTAACATTTCAGTAGTTACTTTAACGTAAGCCGTAACCTTCTCTACTTTCTGAGAGCCTACAACCATGTCAAAATCAATCTGATTTTTTACTAATCCTTCTCCTGTTACTCCAGCAGAGCCATCTTTGTTAGCTTGGTAAACCCATTCAATTAAGTTCGAAGAAATACTCCCATTTCTCACAATGTCTAATAGTCGTACCTGTCTTGAAGCAACTGTATTCAAACCTACAATTCTCTCAGCCTGCGGCACTTGTCCAGTAACATTCCCGGCTAAAGTCATATCAGCAGGAGCCTTAATAGAGAAAGAACCGCTCTTACCTTTAGCCATCTGGTTTAATAACTCAATGTTTTCATTTAAAGATTCTTTAATAGACTTAGAGGCAATATTAGATACTTCACCTTCTTTAAGTTTCTTAATCTCAATACCTTGAGCCTTATAAGCGTCTGTAAGTTCTTTGATTTGATTGTCTCTAATCTTTCCAAGCTCTTTTAAAGCTTCTGTTACTTCTTTACCGTTGTTTTCTACTGACTCTTCCAATGATTTGAAAGCTGCTGAGTTGTCAGCGTTTAATTCATTAAAGATTCCTGCTTTTTCTTCAGCATCTTTTTTGTTAAAGTCCTCTAATGAGATTCCTTTAGCTTCTAAAAATTGATTTAATGTTTTCATTTTTTTTTAAATAAAATTGTAAATTGATAATTCATTTTTAACCTCTGTCGGCTTGTCTTCTAAAGTGCCTTTTGCAGACGGCTTGTTAAGCTCAAGTGATTCATGAAGCTGTTTTAGTTGAGCAAACATCTGCTCTATGTTAACTAACCTTTCATCTGTGCCTTTACCATTTTTTAAAGCACCTTCTAAGGTTATTGTTAATTCGTTTAATTTTTTTAGTGTATAAGAGTTATCTTTTAATCCTTTAGCAACATCTATAACCGGAGTAAGTGAGTTAGCCCCAAACGTTACGCCTGAACCCTCCCATAATTTAACCTCGTTAATCTCCCAATGTCCCTCTTTATGTAAAGTTGAATCCTCTACAAACTTCATTTTATCACCTAAATAGTTGAATCCTATTGAGTGCTCTCTTAAGATTCCCTCTTGATAGTTTAATAAAGCGTCCTCACCTTGTGAGCTTTTACTTAATGTTGAAACAAATAAAAGCCCGTCATTATCTTCTTTTAATTCAGTAATGTTACCTATTTGCTGCTCCCAATCATGATTACGTAAGTGAGCTATCTTTCTATTGCCTGAGCTTTGTGGGCCTCTTTCGTTTATACTCTTAGAGAATGCACCTTTTCTTATTACGTCTCTGTCACTATCTAATGTGTCGAAGCTTGAAAAGTAGCCTTTTACTTGTCGGCTTCCTTCGTCTAAGTCTGTTACTTTAATGCTAACAGTCTTTACCCCGTAGTGATGGTTTTTTAATTTCTCTTCTAAACTATTCATTTGTAGTAGTGTTAGTTTGTGCTATCTCGTTCGCTATCTGTTCTGTATACCCGTAAGTTATTTGTAGTAGTCTTGATTTAGCAGCATCTGTAGTTGGCATTTCTAGGATAGTATTTACACCTTCCATGTTTGCCTTATCCTTTTCTGCCTCTTCTTTCTGGTCTGCTTGTAACGCCTCAATGCTTGAAGTGTCTTGAATGATTCTATATCTTTTATTATCTCTTAAGCTGTATTGGGCTAACCAATTATTATTAATGTCTTGTAATATCTTATTGTTAACTGGCAGCACTGCATCTGTATAAAGAGATTTTAATGCTGTTGTATAGTTGTTATAAGTTGAGTTGGCAGGGTCATTAAATAATACTGAAGGACAACTAAAAGCATTACATAATTGCCTATCTGTTAAGACTCCTGATTCAATTATCTTTAAGTCAGTTGCGTTCATACCCATATTTAGGTAGTTAACAGATGCGCTAGTAGCATGGATAGAATTAAAGTTTTTTATTCCGCTAATCTTCTCGTTAACCGCTCGCTTCATTATCTTTGCCTCATCATGGTCTAAAGGTCTGTTACCATCACTCGTTAATATCCCTCGAGCTCCTTGGTTCTTAACCATTATACTAATAGCCTTTTGGATATCACTAGAGCCAGTAAGAGAATATAAAGCGGCCTGTAAAGGGCTAAGCCCCTCTAGATTTTGTAAACCTAATGTACTTGGATTAATGTATTTAGTATGCAATACCTCTTCTAAAGGAATGTTAAAAGTCTTTTGTTTATCTGTGAATTGATAACCCCTAGCACCATCTAAATAGCTGTTACCAGTTATCGGCATTGTAAAACCACTAGGTAGAATCTCTAATTGCTGCCATAAATCACCAAATCCAATGGAAGTTAACCCTCTTTGGTATACATCTCCAGTAGATAGTAAGTAAGTGATTACGGTTTCAAAGTAATCGTTTTGACTTAGTGATTTACCTTGATAAATAGCTGGGTGTTGAAGCATCTCGAATACTTCTCCGTCTGTTATTCTTTCTACTTCATCTGGATTGGTTGCGTCAATTAATATTTTAGGAACGTCTGCCGCATTGCTCGCTATCTTCTTTATAATAGAATAAACTGTTACGTTAGATGCATAACCAGTGTTAATTAATCCTTGGTTGTTCTCGTTATTAGATGAGAAACCACCAAAACCTACAAAATTACCTGTTGTTATGAAACTATTAGAGTCGTTGTAACTATGACTCTTTAATGAAAGGTCAAGTTGTTTACCTTTTGAGAATGGTATTTTAAACTTCACTCAATTTAATTATGTGA